CATCCTGAGCACCATAAGCTACTAGTTGAAGAAGACCACCACCCATTTACGCTATATACTTTATACTATTAGAGGAGAAAAAAAAAAGGGCTATTTATATTACACAATAACATAATATATATATTATAATAAATATTTTTAATTGGAATAAGCAAGACCACCCATACCAGACAAAATACGAAGGACATTATAATTCACAGCATAAACATATAAACTGGTTGTTTTACTATCAGTTATAGCATTAAAGTCTAAATTAAGAACTGCTGTATCAATTCGCGACATATTAAGTGTTCCACTTGGTTGATGCTCTTCCGGTTTAAGAGCAAAAGAATATACATTGATACCTGGATTTGAAGGAACGTTTTCGTGATGTTGGAATGGTTGAATTAAATTGAAGTATGACCCAGGACGTTCAGAAAATCTATCATTCCCATTGAGAACTAACTTACCTTTGGCGATGGGATTAACCGATGTTATTGTTGATGTTGGGGTATATTCCATACTACCGCTCAAGATTTTTGTTGAATAATTAGCCCAGTTATTATTGTTTTCAAATTGATCAGAATCATGGAACTTGGTTCCGCAAAACCATACTAATTCTTTACAAGGATGATTGAACGATAATTTGGGTTTCATTTGTGTTCCTCCAGCGTTTGTTATACCAATAACATTATCCGCACCCGTAAATTGAAGTTGTTCAATTAAATACTCGTGGGATAATTGTGCAAAACGCCGGCGTTCATCAGTGTCGAGGAAAATGTAATCAACCCACAGAGACGCTGGTCCAAGGGCTCCTACCACAGCAGCAGTTCCACGACAGTTTTCGTTAGTTTCGAAATTAATATTTACTTTAACTTCGTGGTATTGAAGGGCGATTAAGGGAAGAGCAAGACCAACATTACGACAAAACCAAAATTCAAGAGGAACATGTAGAATATCTTTTAATACACCTCCAGAAGCACCAACCATTTTTTTATAACCATCTTTTTTAGATTTAGGAAGAGATAATTCATTCCATATATACATCCAGTGAGAATAATGTTTATCTACTTTTTGACCACCAATCTCAATCTCTACAAAATTGACAAGACGGAGACCAAAATACTTACAATAATTAGAAGTAGTATTTGCAGACATATCAACGGATAAATACATGCGATGAATTAAATCTCCATTTCGGGATATTTGACATGTTACACGGTTGCCATATCCAGGAGTACCATTAAAAGTTTGTTGAATAGCTTCAATCGCAAAATTAGTATGACGGCGATATACAACTTTGAAAAAGGTAATTTGAGGATTACCTGTTAAATAAACATCCTGAGCACCATAAGCTACTAGTTGAAGAAGACCACCACCCATTTACGCTATATACTTTATACTATTAGAGGAGAAAAAAAAAAGGACTATTATATTACACAATAACATAATATATATAATAATAAATATTCTTAATTGGAGTAAGCGAGACCACCCATACCAGATAAAATACGAAGGACGTTATAATTTACGGCATAAATATTAATGCCATCATATGTAGCAACACGACTTCCTGTACCCCCGGTAAAATTAATGGCTGATGTTACATTAACCATAAGTGTCGCAGTGTCGATACGAGACATATTAAGTGTTCCGCTTGGTTGATGATCTTCAGGTTTAAGAGCAAATGAATATACGTTAATACCTGGATTAGCAGGGATATTTGTATGATGTTGATACGGTTGGACATAATTGAAATAAGCGCCTTTACGTATAGCAAAACGATCATTTCCATTTAATTGAAGAATAGCGTCTTTGAATGGATTTTTACCTTCAATATTAGGGGATGTTCCAGATTGGAAAGTATCTTCGGATTTCAATTGACCACCCAATATACCTTGAACGCCAGATGACACCGTATCAATATAATCACCATCGGTATAATCATACCACCGAGATACAGATGTAGTATTGCCGGCTACTTTAGCGACCCATACTAATTCTTTGCAAGGATGATTGAAATTTAATTTAATGCGATTATTTCCAGAAGAAAGAGATTCTGTTCCGGTGAATTGAAGTTGTTCAATTAAATATTCGTGAGATAATTGAGCAAAACGACGGCGTTCATCAGTGTCAAGGAAAATATAATCCACCCATAATGATACATTTTTAAGATCTGTTGGAAATTCGGTTTCTATATTTGCAACAATTGGAGCACCGCCTGCCGCTGAACAAAAACATTTATCTTTAGATTCAAAATCAATTTTAACTTTTACTTCGTGATATTGTAGTGCGATTAAAGGTAATGCTAATCCAACATTGCGACAAAACCAGAACTCGAGTGGGATATATAAAGTAGTGTCAGTATTTGAAACTATATCTTTATCGGCTCCAACCATAGTATCGTAAGCATATCTTTTACCGAGAGGTAAAGATAATTCATTCCAGATATATAGCCAATCAGAATAATGTTTGTCAATTTGTTGTCCGCCAATCTCTATAACAACGGATTTAATTAAGCGAAGTCCAAGATAATTAACATATGTTGTGTCTGAACCAGAAACGCGTTTATCTACATCTACTTGTAAATACATACGATTGATTAAATCGCCGTTGCGCGATATTTGACAATTTACGGTACTACCATAAATAGGATTACCGTTAAAAGTTTGTTGAATAGCTTCAATCGCAAAATTGGTATGACGGCGATATACGACCTTGAAAAAGGTAATCTGGGGATTACCTGTTAAATAAACATCCTGAGCACCATAAGCTACTAGTTGAAGAAGACCACCACCCATTTACGCTATATACTTTATACTATTAGAGGAGAAAAAAATATGAATGATAGAACGAGTTTAAATATATATTTTTATCATATAAACATTTTATTTAATGAAATATTTATAATGATGTTCAAAGAAAAATCGTCAAAGAAAAAGATATCAAATGATAATAATGATACTTTCACACTCGATGCTATGCATAATAATATAATAAAAGGTTTCGGTGATAGTGATAAACAAAAAGAAAAATATAATTTATTATTATCAAGTTATGAAAGTGAAATAGATGGTATTACTACCGAATTAGAAAGATGCGATATAATAACCAATAAAGAAAGAGGTAATATGCTATGGTCGAAGATTATAATTTTGCGAGAAAAAAAGTCTGAACTTAAACTATGTATTAAGGAGTTAAATACGTATGATGAAATAGATTATTATAAAAATACTAGTTATATATTATTTCAATATTACGAAACAGTTGATAAACAATCAGATATAAATAATAATCAAAATAAAGAATCACAAAATACAATTGTATCAACAAATGAATTATTGAACAGACAACCTAAAATATATAAAAATTATTCAAAGAAAAAAAGAAGTATAGTTTCTGCTACTACGATAAATGTATTGGATGCTCTTAACAATATAGATTCAAAGGCAATATCTATAAATAATTGCGACGAAACTGATAAATGTGACAATATTATCGAAGATACGCAAGCGATCAATTATAAAACAGATCAATATATTGATTCAAATAATACAGAAGATACGCTATATGATAAGAGTGCACTTGTTGATAAATATATGTCTATAATAAATAAGCAATATGTTAGAAATGTTGAAGATAAAAATATAGAAATGTGCAAAGTATGTAATAATCAAATGACATGTTTGCAACAAGATGCTATAATGATATGTAATATGTGCGGTTATCAAGAATTGTTATTAGTTGAACAAAATAGACCTATTTTAAAACAAAATACTAAAGATACATCTCACTTTTGTTATAAGCGAATTAATCATTTTAGGGAATGGTGTAATCAAGTTCAAGGAAAAGAAAGTACTGATATTCCTGATGATATTTTTGAAAAAATATTAACTGAAATAAAAAAAGAGAAAATTATTGATTTAAAAAGTATAAGTTATGTCAAAATGAGAGATATTCTAAAAAGATTAAGAATAAATAAATATTATGAACATATTAATTATATTATTAATAGAATTAATGGAATACCAACTCCGCAATTCAGCCCAGAATTAGAAGAAAGATTATGTAGTATGTTTAGAAATATCCAAGCACCATTTTTGAAACATTGTCCGAAAGATAGAAAGAATTTTTTGTCATATAGTTATGTTCTTTATAAGTTTTTTCAAATACTTGGATTGAACGAATATCTCAAATATTTCCCATTGTTGAAAAGTCGGGAAAAACTATATGTTCAAGACCAGATATGGAAAAATATATGTATAGAATTAAATTATGATATTATTCCATCACTTTAAATATATATAAGATTTAAATAATATTACATATTATAAATAGAAATAAGAAAATATGGAAGAAACAGCAAAATCTGTTCTCGTTTCTACAAAAGAAACTGATTATCTTGACGAAGATAAACCTATCCGTGGTCAAAATTACGTACTATTGTCTTTTTTAAGTCCAGAAGATGTTATTGTTAAAAAAGACCTATATTTTTTGAGCAAGTTTATTGATAAGTTTGGAAAAGATATGACAGATTTGTTTCAAGGTATTAAAGAAAAATTTCCAGAATCAGAAGATATGATCAATAATATCAAGGAAAATCATTCGTATAT